CAAGCGACTCATAACCAAGGATTGAGTTGATGCTCGTGTTTCCTAGCATCAATGGATATTGGTAAACGCGAGGATACTGACCACCGCTGCGCCCAAGATTGGGCAGAACAGTGTCATACCAAGTCTGCTCTCTGACGTTAAAGATTACGGCGTGTGTACATTCTGTAGCGTCCCCATATGGGAAGCACCACCAAATCTCACCCCACCGAGGAACCTTGATCGCAAAGACCTTCTGCCTTTGGGCAAAGTTAAGATTGTCGAAAAACCAATTCAGGTTCAGGTCATTTGGGACTTCCCGAACAACGCCGTTATACATCAAAAACCGGTCGATCCCGGCCCAGAAGAAGATGCCATCGTACTCGATGACGCATTGGGACGAGAGGATTGAACTTTCGTCGGAGATTGTATCAAACGAAAACACCACATCGACAACGCCTGTGTAAGACATGCGCAAAACGCTGTCCAAGCTCCAGAGAATTGCAGATGGGGAGTTTGTTGCTCCGCCTCGAGCAGCTGCGCCATACACAATCTTTTGCGCCGTTACGAAAGCCTCGCCGCCACCGTTAGCCTGAGTCCAATCAGTTATGTCACTGGGTGAGGACCATGCAACGTAGCCATTTGAGCCGTAGGCTACCAAATACGGGTGAAGCGCAACTACGCCACCGGAGACAGAAGGAGATGTCCCGCCAAGGGCAACTAGCGCCGACGTTCCTGTCATTGGCCCAGCATAAATCGGGGCAGCAAGTGAGTTTGAGATGTCATTCAGATTTGTTGCGGCATGGGCAATCAATGCAGAGCTGACTGTAACAGTGTCGTAAATTGCATCCATCTGCCAAAGGTTGTTATCAGATGTTGCAAAACTAGCCGGGGTCCGGTCCGTAACGGCAGAGGCAACCCCAGACTGAACAGATACCGTGATCCGCTCAAGGAGATCTGAACTCCCAATGTGCATGTAAACGGTGTTATTGTCGGTTTGAGTGAAAACGCCACGAGCAAGACCGCTGATGTTGTTGCTTAGCTGCCGGTAGCCACCCATTTTTCTTGGCAGCTTTCTTTGAAACCGACACCACTGACCATCAACGTAATAATCGCCCTCAAACTGAGTGCCATCACGCTTAATTCCTGCCAGCGATGCGATCTTTACCGGACGAGGAGCCATTATCCCAACCCTATTGCAAACGCGATTGCGACTTCAGAAGTCTGAGCCGTTGAGTATACGTCTAAAGTAGCACGAGCTGCTGTGGCCGTAATGCCCGAAACGGTGATCGAAAACCCAGAACCTGTTCCGCCAAGGTATGTGTTCAGAGCTGTAAGAACGTCTCCAACCTCATACCCAATGCCTGCGCTGGTTATCGTGATTGCAGTCACGGCATTTCCGGAAACTGTGATTGCAGCTTGTGCGCCAGCCCCAGATCCGTTAGTCAGCGGCACGTTAACATAGTTACCGTTTGCATAGCCGGAACCCGGAACCAATGTGCTGATTGCCGCAATCGAAGCCGGAGAGACAAACAACGCTGTCCCAACCGTAGATGCGCCAATAGCAGTTCGTGCCGTTGCTGCGGTTGCGGCTTGGAATACGGCGATACCTGTTGAGCCGCCACCAAGGTTAATTCTGGCCGCACTGGCAGTTGTTGCCCCTGTGCCGCCATTTGCAATCGAGATTGGAGTTGTGATGCCAGCAGTTGCCGCGTTAACAACGCTAGTGCCATCGCAATACAAAATAGCGCGGGAGTTCTGAGGAACAGCGTATCCGGATCCCGCTGACGTTTTCACCGTCATGGAAAACGCACCAGCTGTTGAGTTGTCCACCCAATATTGCTGAACGGTAGGCGGAACAATTACGGAGATGTTGCCGGTCAGCGTTCCAGTGAATTTGTACGAAATCCTGTTCTGCTCTGCCGTTGACAGCGTGTAGGTTCCGGACGCAGGCAAGGCAATCGCCGTATAGTCAAACGCGAATTCGACATTTTGCCCAAAGCCGATTGTGTAAAATGCGGTCCCATCGCAGAACACAATGCAGGATTCGGTTGGAGCAATTTCCTTTGTTGCCCCGCCATCAATAAGCACAGCACCTGTTGGGTCGAGCGTAAGGACACCAGTTCCTTGGTTCTTCACATTCAAGAACCAGTCGCTGCCAACCGTTCCCGGCGCAGAAAACGCAAGCGTCCCAACGCCTCCACTCCATAGCATTACGGACGCTCTGTCAGACAAGGCCGCTGTGTAGTTTGCGTTGAATGAAGTGACCGGCATGGACTGGTTGAGTGTGGTGGAGATAGCCTTGACGCCATAGCCAGCCAAAGACGCAGCATTTGCCGCAGATACCCCAACCCCATACTGCAGAGCCTGCCACTGGCCATTTGCCGTCGTATTGTCTGTCAGGTAGATTTGCCAAAGCTCACCAGATCCCGGTGCGCAAAGAGTGTTTCCACCCGCATCAACAACCGTAAAAGCAACAGTGCCGACGTTGTTGAACAGAGTGGTCTGGCCGGTAGATGCCAAACTCGCCACCGGCATAAAGACCTTCAACCCGCCGACGGTGCAATCAACATCAACAATGCTAGCGGCAACATCTGCATTGGCAATCGTTTCAAGGGGCCAAGTCAGGACCACATCGACGGTATTAAGCGTCAAAGCATAATACGAAACATCACTGGGGTAGATCGTCGATCCGCCAAAAACATTGGTATAAACGGTCATAATTAAGCCTCCGTCCGGACAGTGGCCCGGTCAACGATCTTCTTCAAGTCCTCGTTATTCAAGGATGCCTTGGCGTCATCATAGAATTTTTGCCAAACCCCAATACGCTCGTCATTCTTCAAGAACGGTGTGGCTTCTAGCAATGCGCCATAGAGGATAAGCTGCGGTGCATATTCCGTAAGCCAGTTTGTTTGATTTGTGTCGCTGAGAAGCGCGGGCAGCTCGTAAAACATGACTTCGATGGGGTAATCCGCATCTGGCGTAGGGCCAAAAAGCCAGTTTGTGTAATTGTAATCCGCATAAAACTTTGGCGTTCCGGTCTCAGTTTCGTCGGGCCAATAGTTTCGAAGATACTCATAGCTGCGGGTGAACACAGGTTGCCGCGTGTTGTTGCTGGTTCCCGTTCCAATGTTCATGGAAACGGTATCGCGCCACCGATCAGGCTTTGGATATACAGCAAGGCCAGTCTGCAAGGTAAATGTTACCGCGACCAAAAAGCCTTGGACTTTAAGGTCACGGGATATGCGCCGTTCAGCAAGAGTAATCAGCCGGGGGATCTGCTCAAACACAATGGGATCGACGGCAGCAGAGTATCCGCGTTCAAGATAGTTCCGAACATCGGATTGCAGCTCTGTGAACGTCATCCCTGTTTGAGAAGTCATGCTGAGAACCTTTCATACGCTGATGCTAACTTTACATCATATTGGTTCTGAGCGTAAGCGGGTCCGTTGTATTTTTTGGCAAATCCGGCCCAATCTTTGTTCTGGATCTCGTCAATGAGGCCAGCAGACTTAATGAAGTTGGCCATGTGCCTCAACTGGTTGCCTTCGCTCTCCATAGCTTCACGAACCATCACGACTACGGAATCGGCTCCAGTGGCCTTCCAGTTGCTGCCCATGATCTGACCAAGACCCCATGAAGTCGAGAGCAGTGCAGCTTCAGCATCAATCTCATAGGCGGCTTGGATCTCACCATAAACAGCCTCAGACCCCTTGGGATATGGCTTCTCACCCCATTTTGGGTAAGCCAGACCAGCCTCAACAGCCATTTCCAGCTTCTCTGGCTGGGCTTTTAGCCACTTGTAGAAGTGATGCCGTTCAAACAAAGCCTTTGGCCGACCAGCAGCATCAAAGCCAGACCCAGCAGCTTCAACCGACATAACGGCGCGAAGAGCAGCTGGCTCAATGTCCAGTTCATGCGCCGTGGCTACAACGTCATCTGGCTGCATCTTTGCAGCGGAACCCTTAAAACCATTCATTTCTTTTCCCCGTTAGCCATTGCGTCAGTCTTAGCTTTGCTGCCAGCAGACGATCCAAAGTAAAATTGAACAATTCCCGTCCACGCTGTGCCAAGTGCGCCCAGCATGTAAATAAGAGTTTCAGAACCGCTAGGAGGGACGCCTCTAACCAAGAGCCAAGCCAAGATACCAAAGAACCCAAACGTGACCATAATAGCCATAGCGCGTGGGATCCAGTCGTTAGTGCGGATTTGCATGTTTCGCGCACTGTCTCGGTCGCCTGCTGAAATCTTTTCAAGATCAATGTCCAGTTCCTTCATTTTTAACTTGAAAGTGGCGTCTGTCTCTTTGAGCTTCTGCAACTGCTCTGGCGTTGCGCTCATTAGCGCGGCTGACACATCGGATTCGTTTGCATCCGGATGCCCTAACAAAGCCTCTGAGAGCGTTTTCACTGCGAGGCCCGCCAATGGCCCACCAAGTGCCGTCGCCACGGTTGGTGCTACTTGGGCCAAAAGGCCACCGATCTTTGAAAGGTCCAT